CAGAAGTGATACTGCCCCAACAGTACCCAATAACACCCAATAGATCTTGTCTATCTTACCGCCCAAATCGTGTATACCATCATGCATATGTTTAACATCGTTTTTTAATCCAGTAATATATCCATAAATAGAAAGCAAGTGCTCTCTTGTAGTTTTAGGTTTTAATTTGTCTCCGTTAGGCATTACGTTATAAATCCTCTGTTTCGTAACATTATTTGTTTTTCTTCATCAGATAATAATGCATTTTCTACTGGCGTCAATCCTCCGGTTTGTGCACCACCTGCAAGCAAAGTTTCATTTACAATTTGTTGTCCTTGTGTAATCGTCCGTGTATTAGGCATCGCTGACGTTACGTTTGAAGGTAAAGGTGGTGTTTTTGGTGGTTCTATAATGTACTCATTAATATCTATACTAAATGGTTCTCCTAATTCTAATTGTCTTAGTTCGTTATTAATTTGTCTTAGGACAGGAGCTGCTTCAATAAATGGATTATCTTCCCCTAAATTGTTTGCAATCTCTCTAAATCTATTAGCAATTTCATCGGATGGAAAATATGGTTCAAATTTACCACTTCTTAAATTACGAAAATCTTTCTCACTAATTTGTCTATCTTTAAATTGTCTTCTTAATGCTCCATCTTCTATGCCTAGCGTCTCAGCTGCATTTAAATCATTAAACATATTTTGTTGAACATTAAAACGTGCAGCGTTTGATTGTACATATCTTTCGATAATATCATTTACTTCTACAGGTCCTCCTTTTAATAGACCAAAGTAACCTCCAGTAAATTCTCTTCTAGCATTTCTAATACCTCTTTGATAGTCAGCTATTTTAAAACCCATAGATCTTGCAGGATCTACTTTAATAGGACGTAGTCCCATAAAACCTGCTATCTCTGGACCAACATCTAATTCTTGACCGGTCTTTGTTGGTGTTCCAGTTGTGGCTTGTGCTAATCTTACAAACTGTTTGTACGATGGTGCAAGTGCATTACCTAAATGTAAAAATCTTATTGCAGCTTTATCACCTGCAGATGTTTGATCTGTATATAATCTTCTACCATCAGCAGTTACACCACCTCTTACAGTTAAATCAGTAACAGCTTCTGTCCAAATAGATTCAGATATAAATGGATTCATTATTTCTGCACCTGATTCGTTAACACCACTTACAAAAGCAGCTAATAATTGTTTGTCATTCATTTGACCATCTTGAATATTATTTAATAAAGTTTTAAGTGGTCTAGCAATAACATCATAAGCGTTGCTATGACTAAAATCTATATATCTTAATTCACCTTCATCATCTCTTATAGGAATTAATGTAGAGTTTTTTGACCACTCAGGTACGAATCTTCTTAATGCATCTAATTCATCTTGTGATACATCGTACAGAGCTTTAGCTCCTTCAGTAAGTGCAACAGGTACTCCTGTTGTAAATGTAGCTAAACCTAATAATCTTTTAAAACCATCACCATAAAATATATTATCATTCTTAACTAATCTTGATACACCATCTTCACCAATTTCAAAAACTACAGGTAGTAAATTACTACCCACTGTTGGCTTAGAGTGTTTCATTGAATTAATACCTAACTCTGCAATATTAGTTGTAGTTCTAATCATCTCAGATGGAAACGACATAAAATTACCAATAGGTAAAAGTCTTGCTGTTCTTACAGCAGATCCAACAAATGCATAATTAGGTACAGTGTTTTTAACAATATTAGCAGCTTGTTGTTCTATTGATTCTTCAGTAAACTCAATACCTGCTTTTGTATATGCTCTTCTTAATTTTTCTTGTTCAACTACAAAATTTGCAATCTTAAATGTATCATCCTCTGCAACGTATTTACCTTGAAAGAAGTTACCAACTCTTTTCAATTTACCCATCATAGGACTTAAAATACTATCTACGTTCGCAGCTTGTTCGCCAAATCTAATATCTCTTAATAAAGCTTTTAAATCTCCTATCTGTACTTGTGAGTTTACAACTCCTAATTCTTGAAGCCGTCTGTATGCTGCTTGTTGCGCTGCATCAGGTGCTCCTACTTTTAACAGTCCAGATTTTTCTATACCTTCTTTAAATGCATCTGTATAAAACTTAGGTTCAAATAAATTACCGTTTGCACCAGCAAAACCAAATGCACTAATAAAGTTACGTATGTGTGTTGGTATCGAGAATACTGTTTTAGCTAACTGTGAAACTCCTTTTGGAAACAATAATAAATTTCTATACATCCAACTAACAGCAGCTTCTGCTCCTTCTTTACCTTCGCCTCTAACAAAACCTTGAAGACCACCTGCTATATTATTAGCACTCTTAATAGCTTCAGCTATTTCTTTTGTTGTATACTTACCAGCTAATGGATTTATAATTTTACCTGAACCAGGTAGTTCTTTTACAATATCATCTACAGGAACTAGTTCTATTCCAGTTCTTACAGAGTCCAATGCTCTTTCTCCTGCTTCTTGACTGCCCCAAAAAAATCCTCTACCACCAGCTGCTTGTACTTGATCGTTCTTTGCAGCGACATCAGTTAGATAACTAGCTGTTCTTGCAACAGAGGATAAATTAGTGATGGCATTAAATATTGAATATCGTGGATCTTGCACCTCTCCTAATAATTCTCTAATGACCTTTGGCGGTAGTTTAGTTCCCTCAATAGCTTCTTTTACAAAATCTGCTCCTGGTCTGCCTTCCATAGTTTTATTTATGTAATCATTAAAACCTAAAGCTTTAGGTTGTTTTCTTTTAGAAACTGTTGCAATTAAACTATCTACTTGTGCTTTTGCTTCTTGTCTATAAGTATTAGATCCTACTTTAAAAGCTGCATCACCTTTTTCCTGTGCAATTTGTTTTTGAAAAAATCTAATACCATTTTCGTAAGCTTCATCCGTTGGTTCGTATCTTCTAAAAAATTTAAATAAACCTTTACCTTGATCCTCAAATATTCTGTATGTTCCACCAATCCAACCTACAACTCGGTCTTTCATTAAACCTTTTAATTCTGTTTGAGCTTTTTTTAAAGTATCTCCTGTAACAGAATCATCTAGTATAGTTACAAGTTTATTAAATTCTCCTCTAGCGTTTTCTAAACCATTAATGATTATTCTTTGTGACTCTTCTTTAACATTGCTTTTGCCCATAGAGCTAAACAATTCGTCAACTTTTTTAGGATCTATTCTACCTCTAATATCTCCTTCAAATAATAATTCGTTTAGTTGTTTTAAAAATTTATCTTTTTCAGGTCTGACAGATTTATCAAACATAATCTGTGTTTCAGGAAATATGTTATCTACTTCTCTTGTAATATTATCTACAATTTCTCTTGCTCTACCAAGATCAACTCCCTTCAATGCTTCTTTTGTGGTTTCTGCATCAAATAATTCTTGTGTTAAATTACCTCTAGGACTAAACGGAGCTCTTACATATTTATCTAAAAATCTTGCAAACTTAGAGTTACTGTACGCAAGATCTTTACCTCTGTTAGCTAATAACTTTGCTGACTTACCTGCGCCATATACAAAAGGTGTAACTAATAAAGACTCAGATCCAAACTTAAGTCTATTTAATAATTTTCTTGTAGCATCTTCTCTGCCTGTGCTTTGTTCTCTATCAAGTTGTGTTGGACCACCTTTAAATAAATCTCCAAATGTTCCAATCTCTTCTACGTCAGCAACAAAAGCTTCCCCTGCAGCTCCACCTAATACACCAGCTGCAAATCTTGGATACTTAGATTTTCTGTTTAAATCTTTTGCTTTATTTAAAGCTTTCATTAACTCAGATCCTTTTAGATTAGCATAAGCACCTGAACGTCTTGCTCTTAACGCTTTAGCTGTAAGATTTCTAGCTGCTCTGTTTGCAACTTTATATCCAATAGCACCAGGTACAGCAACCTGTACAATAGCTTCTGTAAGTTTACCAATAGCTCTTTCTTCTGCTATCTCTTCAAATGGATTTAATTTGTCAAAAAAATTTTCTACGTCTGCAGCTAAATTAGTGTCTGCACCTAAATCAATTAATTCTGCACCTAATGAAAATACACCTTCAGGTATTTTTAATAACCCAGATGCAATACCAGATGCTGCTGCTGTGTACCATGCTGTATCGTTATTTCGTTCAGCACTGTTAAGAGGTAGAAATTCTTCTGCCATTTAGACTCCTACGCTCCGGTGCCAAAATCGTCAGGCTTATTTTTTTGTATTTCTTCTATTATTCTTTTTTGATTAGGACTTAAGATCTTAAATCTTTTACTTATATCTGAATCTTTTTCTTCTTGTGTAGTCCCTGCTGGTGCCGGTGGATCTACAAAAGTAGCGATGTCTTCTATTATCTCAAACGTATATTCACCATCTCTGCCTTTTCTTAATCGTTTAACTTTACCATCCATAACATCAAAATAAACTTTACCAACATCTCTGTCTTTAGCTTTTTCTAATTTTTTAGACGTGCTTCCGTGGAACTCTCCACCTAATAAACCACCAAAGTTTTTATCTCCAAACTTATTAATAATTTTAGCTTCTATATTTTCGTTTTCAAATTTAACTCTATTAGATGCTTGGTTTCTGCTGCCACCATATGTGTCTGCAAAATCTTTAACTGTAAATTGTTGTTCCGTTTGTAATTGTTTGTCTATTAATTTTTCTTGGAATTCTTCTTTTCTAATAATTTGTTCAAGTTCAAAAGCTCTACCTTCCTCAATTAATTTTCTTTCGTAATCTCTTTTCTCTTCATCTTTAAGATCTGCATAGGTTCTAGCCTCATCTAATATTTTAGCATCATAAGCTCTTTTATCTTCTGTTTGTAGTTTTTCGTAATCTCGTTTATCTTGTATTAAATCTAAATTAAATTTTCTCTCATCATCAATTAAACCTTTTTGAAAAAGTCTATCGTCTTGTTTTACTCCAGCTAAATAATTTCTTTCATCATCTCTTAAAAAATCTTGATAGGATCTGTCATCAGCTTTTAATGCTAATTGAAATCTTCTATCATCAAATTTTTGTTGATCTTGCAAACCTAAATTAACCGCAGCTCTTTTAAGATCTCTACCATATTTAGCTTTAGCATCTGCTTGTTTTATTAATTGTTGAGTAGCTGGTTGTAGTCTTCCAATTGCATCAGCAAAACCTGTAGCCCCTGCAATGTTTGGACCAGCTGTTAATAAGAAACTTGTTAAAGGATCCATACCTCCATAGTCACCTGCACCTGCTGTTAATTCAGCGAGATATTGATCTGTAGTTTTAGGCTTACCTATATCTACATTAAGAGCTGGAGATTGTGATCTAGCTGTTTCTTGTTCTTGTAAACCAAAATCTATATTTTTACCCATACCTTGAAAACCTGCTGCAAAACCTTCTTGCGCCTGCACTCTATCTGTAATACCAGACATAATGCCATTGCCGACATTGCCACCTTTTCTAAACATTGGTCTTTTAAAAGTTCTCATTATCTTGTTGGCGGATTAAACGCTCTGTATATACCAGCTAACGTTCCACCTGCTCCTATTGCTGTTGCGATTGGACTTGGACTAGGTTGAGATATCTGAGTTGTTTGACCCGGATATCCAGCGATTAAACTTGTAACTCCTTGACCATAAGTCTGAGCCGCAGTTAATGGTTGTTGTAATTGTTGTTGAGCCAACTGTTGTTGTGCTTGTAACTGTGCTTGCTGTAACGCTTGGTTCTGTGCACCAAGAGTAGATAACGCTCCAACATCTTGACCTAAGAAAGCTTGTTGTTGGCCAGCTAAATTTAATTGTTGGTTACCCAAAGTTTGTTGATTTAAAAATGCTTGTTGTGCTGCGGTTTGGGCTTGACCAAAACCTTGTTGTAATAATTGTGCTTGTAATGCTGCTCGGTTCCTGTCGCTTGCTTGTTGGTACTCAGCTCTTTGAACTCCTTCTCTACCACCACCGAATGCACCAGCATTAATTGCTTGTGCTGCTAATGCAGGTAAACCTTTTTGTGCTTGCACATCAAATTCTCTTAACGTCGTATCAATAACATCTTGTTGATATGGAGACATGAATTGTCTAAATGCTGTAGGTCCTGTTAAACCACCAGCTGTTGTTTGTGCCGCTTGTGCTTGATTTAAAAAAGGTTGATATGCACCAATACCTTGAGTAGCTAAAGTTTGTGCTTGTGCTTGTAGTGGATCTTGACCAGCTACAAACTGTTGTCCAAATACTTTTGAAAGATCAGCTGTTTTAAACTGACCCGTCGCTGTTGCTAAATCACCTAAAGCTACTTTACCAGCTGCTTCTATAAACTCAGGTGGTAATACTCGTGTCTGTGTTATTTCTGCCATTATGCTACCTTATTCTCTAACCTTTTCATTTGATCATATAATCTTTGTGCACCTTTTTCGATGCTACCATTACCCATTCCTCTAACAGCATCAGCTGTCATTACAAATTCATTCTTACTTAACATTGCAGGTACATCATCTGCTTTTTCTTTTATACCAACTGGTACAAATCCGCCTTCGTCTCTGTAGTCTCTCTCAATAGTTCCTGCTTGATTAGTTCTCATAATACCTGTTGGCATAGCACCACCCATTAAACCAACACGTCCACCTACAGCATATTCAGAAGTATTAGTCGTTACAAATTCATCTACCTCTTCATCGCTTGCATTAGGATTTAATTTTGTAAAATAATCTTTTAGATAAATACTTAATTTACCTTTGTCTCTTTTAATTTCTTCTACTTCTTCCTCACTTGCACCTGTGCTCATAAGATAAGAAGCAAACGCTCCACCTAAACCTAGTTTAGTTCCTGTGCTTAAATTACCAAACATTGATGCAGCTTTACCAAAAATACCTGGAGTTGTAACAGCAGCACCTTTCATGGCTGCTGTAGCGCCAGGTAAAAATTTTGTAGCTCCACCAAATAATGCATTACCTAAAGCTGATCCTCTTAAACCTGCAGCTGGACCAAAACCTGCTAAACCTGCTCCACCTATTAATAAAGCAGCTTTACCTATAGGTGATTTAACTATTTTCTTAATAGGCTTAGTTATTTTTTTAACTAAACTTCCTAATCCATATAGTTGTCTTGGTTCCTGCATTCGTGTAATTGTCATAATTTAGCCTAAATTTTATATGTGTGGCAGGCGTACTATTCCTGAAATATAACACTTTATTTGATTTTTTTGCTATCGTCAACCAGTTTTAAGTTGTCAAAGAACCTTCCACAGAACTGATGCTCACCTACATGAGTTATATAGTCCATGATATATAGATAGACTTTACCACCCATATCTCTCCATCTTTGACAAAAGCCAAAGTCTTCACCGAAATACTGTTTAGTTTCTGTGTTGTGCAAAGTATCAAAGAAGTTATAAAAGTTTGGTTTTTTAACTTCTTTACCATTAATATTAGTAGGCTGAAATATTTCTAACTCAGGGTAATGTTTTATCATCTTTTCTAATACATTTCTTTTAATTAACATACAGCCAGTAGGAGCATGGGTTGCTTCTACAATACCACCATCTGATGGTATATAATCTTGGTTTTCTAATTTAATAGGAAAGGTATATCCTGGTTTTTTTAAATCATCTACACTCTTAGCTCTGTCTTTTTGTTGAAATATTTTATCCCAGTCTAATGATTTCATTGGATAGGGACATGCAATAACATCCTTATCTGCTTTTAACATTGTCTCAATAGTTCCAAAGTCAAAGTCAATATCTGAATCTATAAATAATAAATGTGTATAACCATCTTCATGGTTTAACATTTCAGCTACACATAGGTTTCTACCTTGAGTAACTAAAGACGATTTCATCAAAGTAAAACTAACTAATATTTTTCTCATTAAACAATCTTGTTGAAACTTTAACAAAGCTTGTGTGTAATGAATAGAACACTCACTATGCACAGGGGTACAAACCATTATCTTATGAGGTGATTTAGATTCCGGTTTAGGTTCTGATAGATCTATTGTCTCTACAACACTTTTTTCGCCAAACCATATTGGTTTATTTGGATTTTGCATTAATCACTCCTTTTAAAAAAGTTGTCCACTGCATAGCAATTTTATTCCAGTTGTAATAAATATGTGCATAATTAGATTGTGAATCTAAGTGATCGTGTATTTGTTTTTGATCTAACGTGTGTGATGCTTGTTCAATACCAAAACCAAACTTTTGAGCAAGAGCTCTGTGGTTTTCATCGTATGGTACATACATAGGAAACTCTGCCCCTGTTTCATATAAAGCGCCAAAGTCATCTACGATGCAATATAAACCTGCAGCCATAGCTTCTAGTAAAGATATACAAAACGTTTCTTCAAAGATACTAGGATAAGCATACATATGATAATTTTTTAAATTATCTTTTATGTATTGATTTGGTTTATAACCAATATAATTTACATTAGGTAATTTTTTAGCTTGCTCATACAGCTCTCTATACTCATGATCGTTTTTATCATAAAAGTCTTGACCATAAACTTCTGTAGACGAATACACATCTAAAGTAACTAAAGGATTTTTTACTAATTGCATTGCACCTAACAATACAGATAAACCACGCCATGGTGTGTTTTGATGTATTATCTTTATAGGTTCACCTTTTACATAAGGTTTAGCTTTCTCTATTTTATCAATACCATTCTTAATAACTACAGATCTGTTCGTTGGTATATTAAAATGAAATCTATATTTTTCATATGTCCAGTGTGAATTAAAAACATACCAATCGTATTTACTGTGATTAGATGGATCACTAAACCAAGGTGCTAGGTTAGGTTGATCGTAAGAATTTTTTTGCCAAAGTATATTTGGTTTAGTAGGATGTAATGGTATTTTTTCTGGGACCGAAGTACATATCTGTACTTGATCTAATAAATTTTTATCGACGTATTTTTCTAAATACTCAAATTGTAATTCTGTTCCGCCTTTAGGGCTTTGGTTTTTTATTGTCATTCATTACTTTCTGAAATACTTCTAAACCTTTATTAGTTACCTGCACAGTAACGTCTTGTACAATATCAGGTCCTTCTTTCTTTTCTTTATATGTCTCTCCGGTTTTTGTATTTCTATATGTTGTTATAGTCGTACAATTTATTTTTGGTAAATTATCCATTTTCATTCTGTCTATCTATTAATGCGTAACTGACAACTATTTCAAGTTTGCTGGCAGTTTCTGCTTGCGCTTTTATAGCATCTCCTTCTTCTAAATTCAACCCCTGTTCTGTTGCATTTACTGTACTAGTTGCAGGTATATCTTTTCTAAAAAATTCTACGTCAGAGGTAGCTGAACTATCTCTAAAGTCACAATTTACTGTCACAGCACCGGTGCTGTTATTAGATATATAAACAGATTTTACAATGGCCACAGCAGTTACAGGTATAGTCAAAACTGTAGTCATGTTTGTATTGGCTAATATTACGCTAGCGTTTTTATAATTTATACTCATGATAAAAAGTAATTAAATGCGTCTTGTTCATTTTTCAAGTCTTGTTGAAAAGAAAAATTAAGTTGATTTTGTAATGTAGTTAAAGACTCTATTATCTGTCTTTGATTTTCTACATCGTATTCTTGTTTTGGTTCAGGTATGTAGTTTGTTACTTTAGCCATTAAAATCTATCTCCTCGTCCTCTATCTCTTCCTCCACCATATCCACCAGATGACCTAGATTTAGAGGGTGATGGTCTACTAGATGTTTGACGACCCATACCACGATCTCTATCACTTGGTTGTATATTCATAATTCTAGGGCTTACCACTTGATTAATAGTCCCTTGAGTATCTCTTTGAATGTCATCTCTAATAGCTCTTCTTGTATCAAATTTGTTTCTAAGACTTTCAAGACCTCTACCGACTGCAGCTATTGGTGAAACTCTTTTAAAGAACTCAAATAACCTTGCAATACCTTCTTGAAACTTGTTAGGTTTGCTACCTAAATAATCCACTTGTTCTTCATCTTCTTCATTAGCTACACCTAAAGAACCTATTCCTTTAAACCTATCTAAATTTAGTCCCTCTAATCTGTTTGCTGGTAACTGAGGTTGAATATTATTAATGTCTCTATTTACAAATCTTAAAGTATTTATTCCAGTTTCTGGTCTAAGTGATATTAAATTAGAAGAACTTACGTCAGGTCTTAAAAAAGTATTATTAACCATTGGTGCACCAAAATTAGGATACAAAGGTTCTAATCCCTGTCTAGGAAAAACTTGTTCAGTGCCTGTATTAAAAAAATTAATATTACCTTCTGTATCTACTAAATTTCCTTGTGGATTCATAACTACTTCTGCACTAGCTGCAGGGGAAATAAAAAAATTACCTATTCGTTGTAATAGATTTGGTTTTTGTTCTTGTTGAGCTTGAGCTTGATTTATATAATCCTGAGCTTGAGCAACTATTGAAGGGTCACTACTTTGCAACATTTGATTTATCATTTGATCTGATAAACCTATTCCATAGCTAATTGATTTTTCTGCCATTATCTTCTTCCGTCCGGTTGTGCGTCTAATCTTAGTGTGCCATATCTCCAGGTTTCACCTGTTCCATCGTTTTCTATCTTGACAGACAATAATCTACCTCGAGCTCGGGTATCTATCTTATCAGTTGCAGCGGTAACTGTAAAGGGTCCTAATGGAGAACTAACAGCTACGTCATCTGGATAAGAACTTACAAACAAAGTAATCTGCGCATCCCCTGTTTGATATTTAAAATCAGGTATAAATCGTCTAACAGCCATAAAGAATTCACCATCTCCCCTGTAATCTGCAACACCTGTTTGTTGACCAAGAGCACTACGTCTAGAGGTAATATCCCAATCTCCAGATCTTATAAATGCAGGAATAGCTGTGGTTGCAACACTGTTAACTTGATCTGTACCAACTTCATGTTCATAGTAAAGGCTAGATCCATATTTATTAGTGATACCAAGAATATCAGGAAACACTGGTGTTGCACTATCATCATAATCAGTTGCATAAGGATTATCAAATACACCTTGATCTGCATACGTCGTTCTATCTAATGATGACGTTGTCCAACAGTTTTCAGAATAATTATAAGTTACACATCTATCGATTTGCGTAGATCCAGCTTTTGGATAAAACCAATTTACTTCTGTATATAAATTATTTGACCCTGCAAATACAACATCACTTGCATTAAAGTTTAATCCAAGATTAGTGCCGTCTGTGCTAAATACAAAATCTTCTACAAGACAAGGTAATGATTTTACTGTACCATCAAATGCAAAGAATCCACCTTGAGAACCCATCCAAAATACAATACCATTAACATAGGTAGCTGCATGTTGACCGATGCATCCACAGTTCGTACCAACCTGTCTAACACTAAATGTAAACGGTGGACCAACAAATTGAATAACATAAGCTGCATTATCAGTTATAACAAAGACATAATCTTTACCTTGAAGTGCAGCCCTTATTTCGTTACCTGTATCTAATCTAAATGTACCAGCAGTGTTTGTAGCTGTTGGTGTGTAAGTGTTTAAATCTTCTTGATTAGAAAATCTTACAAACATCGGATCTTGTGTTGTGGTATCACCGATGGTTGTTTCAGTTCCAAAGTGAAATAAATGCCTATCTCTGTCGGACACCAAAGTAAATCTACTAGCTGTGGGGTTATTAGTAGTTGCAAAACTACTCGTAGATTTTGAAGCTCTAATAGTTCTAGCATTTGTTGCACCTGCATTCCATGTAAACGTTTCACCGTTAAATATAGTTGCAACTAATACTTGACCAAAATTATCTAGGCTCCAGTTTCCTGGATCCAGTACCACAGAACTTGTAGATCGCTCCGTACCCCAAGTTTCAACGTTCCAAGTAGATGTACCCCAACCATAACCTGTAGTTTGTGTTGTTGGTCCAACTATAACATAAGGATTAACAGTGACGGCACCTGCCGCTGTCATACCAGACCCTGATTCAACTGTTGCTGCTTGAACAGTAAACTTGTCTATATCAGGCACAGTTAAAATTTCGTATACTTTTTCTAAATCTGCAGCTGTATAACCACTAGCTCCTGTTACAGTTACGCCAGATAAGGTTACATATCTTCCAACTAATAATCCATGTGATCCTTTATTGATAGTTATTGTGCTAGATCCATTAACAGTTGTTAACGTGCCTCCAGTAATAGCTGTATCTAAAGGTGTAATGTCATAAAAGTCATTACCATAATATAAGAATAAACCTTGTGATGTTCCAATGGCTGCATATTTTTCTCCTTCAAAACTAGAGAATGCAACTTGTGCTCTACCAGCACCAGGTAAAGATTTACCACCAGATGTTAATTGTAACCACCCACCTATTTTTTCAGGTAAGCCATATCTAAATCTAACAAAATCACCATCTGTCCATTGGCCTTCAGCCCCTGATTCTGTATCTTGTTTATTAAAACCTGGCTTGAAATTTAATTTTTGTAGCATATAATACCTTATATTATAGTTATATAAATAATGAAAGACAGATTATAATGGAAAAAACGGTAAATATCACTAACTTTATTGGTGTATATGATAACTACATTACTGAACAAGAATGTAACAAAGCTATTAAACTATATGAAGAACAAAATAAATTTAATAATACAATAAATAGGATAGGTGGAGAATCAGCGTCTATTTTACAAAAACAAGATCAACAATTTTTTGCAGCGCCTAATAATTTAAATATTTGGTGGGAATCTTTAAAACCCATGATGGTTAATTTTGATTTAGCTTTAAAGCATTATATTCAAAATACAGGTATCACAGATCAATATAAAGAATTTTTTTATACTTCTTTAAAAATTCAAAAAACTTTACCCACAGAGGGATATCATATCTGGCATATTGA